GGCCGCCTCTTTTACGGCTGCCGCTTCACGGGCTGCCGCGCCGATGATAGCTTCCGATTCGGCGACTCTGGTATTGCTTGCGATAACGGCGTTGTTCGATTCGATTTTAGCCGCTGCAGCTGTCTCCGCGGCATACGTCGACGCATTCACCGACTCGGACACGACAGCGGCGCTTTTTTCCGCTTCAAGATTGACGGCCACAAACGCCCGCGTCATCTCCGTGCGAATCCGCTCTGCCGCCTGCGCCGACTCCAGCCCGATTTGCGTAAATTTTTCAGCCATAAAGACTTGCGCTTCTTCGGCGGATAAGTTCTGCTGATTAGCCGTCTTTATTGCTTCCCGGCGCATTTGCGCGTACATTCTGTCGCTGTCGGCAATGGCCTTGTTGATACGCCGCTCCTGCGCTTTCGACAGCGCCTGCTGCTGTGCGTCGTCAACCGTCGGGGCGCCGGCTGTGCGCACTGTGTCCATTACCCGACCGACAGTATTCGCTGCCGCCTTGGCCAGTTTCAGTGCTTCGTACGCCGCTACAAGCTTCGTGATAGTCACGATAGTCGTGCCGATAGCTTCTTTATTCTCTTTGATAAAGGTGGCCGTTGTCGAGAGCCCACTCATAACCTGCGGCAGAATCTCCATAACCAGCGGGGCCAATGACGCCCCCGCAACGGTCTTGAGTTTACCAAATTGCAGATTAACTTCCTGCATCTGCATATACGCTTCGTGCATCTCTTTCGGGTCAAGCCCGACGCCTTTTATCTTTGCGGCTCTGCCGGCAGCATCTTCGTAATTGAGTAAGGTCTTCGTGAGCGCAAGCCCTCGCGTACCGAGTGTGGCCATTAAAAATTCTTGTCCTTGACCTGCCTCGTTTGCCGCTTTATACCCTTTGGCCAAAGCTGCCAGCTGCTCATTCATCGGCTTCATCCGCCCCGACGCGTCCGTCAAGGATAATCCCATCTGCGATAATACCGACGCGGCTTTTCTGCCGTCCGCAGTATTATTTGCGATGTTCTTATCAAGACGCATGATCGCCTTTGCCGCCGTATCGACATCGCCGCCGGTCATCTTCATAACCGCCGATAACTTCGCCGCTTCTGCCGTGGTCAGGTTAAATCGCTGCTGCACTTGATACAACGACTCTCCCGCATTAACCGCGCTGTCGATAATAGCGTTTAGCCCAAAACCCGCGGCCGCTATGCCCGCGAATTTGGTAAACGTGCTGAGCATTGCGTTTACTTTACCCGTGGCTGTGTCAATGCTTCCGGAAAACTCGTTTATCGGGTTCGTCGAAAATGTTTTCTGTATTTCCTGTTTGGATTTGTTCAGTTCGGACGACAGCCCGCTGCCGTCTGCGCCTATCTTGATTAATAAGTCTGCTACTGTGGCCAAGTGCCGCCCTCCTTACATCCCAAATGCTTTTAATAATTCTGCCCTGTCCTCTTCCGGGTCTGGTTTTACGTCCGGATATAACGGTGCGAGAATATCCGCCGGCGTAAGCGTCGTATCTTTGCCCAAATGCGGCCGTAACTGCCAATACGTAAAGTACGCCTGCGCGACATCGTTATCGCGTTTTCGTTGCAGGTACCCTTGCACCATGGCATTAAACTCACGAATTTGCAGATCTTCAAATTCATAAGGCTTTAATGTCAACATGCCATAGGCAACAGGCTCCGCGTTTTCGATCCATTCTTCTATCGATCCGACGACTATCGTTCCTCTTTCGACGTCGTCGGTTCTGCGTTTTTTTCGGCACCTGCCTGATGGAATTTTATCTTGTTATAAATGCCAGTATCAAACACAAGCTGAATAACAAAGCCCCCGATATGATCCATCGTTTGGCCCTCTACGGCACAATATTCATCCAGCATATCATACAGTTCGTCGTCGGAACGATGGCCGTACTTGTCGTCGTGGATGGCAAACCGGAGTGTGGCCATCACTAAATCAAGACTGATATTCTTTGTCATATTAGCGACAACCGCAAGAGACCCCGCATCGAAGATGGACAGCAAGGACTGCCCGATTTCCCGTTCAATCATGCGCATGTCTTTAATTGTCAGATATGCCTCATATTCTTTATCGCCGACTGTGAGTGTCCGCGTTGTTTTCATAATCAAATCTCCTCTCATAGTGAAAAAGAGCGGCCAAGCGACCGCTCTTTCGTTCCTCACTTTACGCTGTTAACTTCAACTTAAATGTCAGCCTGATATCTGCCGTAATCGTAATAGTAATCATGTTGTCGCCCATGATAAGATGATCTTTCACTGCGCCGGCCTTCAAAAGCTTCAGTGCGCCCTGACTGTATGTGTAGTCAACTTCCTGCGCAAGCTTCGTGCCGTCGGCCATAACAACCGTCCTGATATTGGCTTCGGGCGGTGTAATGGTAACCGCCACGTCCGCCGGCGCCGCTTTGGAGAACGTGCCGCTTGCCGTGCCGAGGGTCGGTTTTGCGGAGAGCTTCTGAATGTCAGAAATAGCGCCCTTACCTTCAAACGTGACTTTCAACGTTGATACCCCGCTGTAGCTGTGATCTTCATCAAGTGCCGTTACGGACGCCCACCCCGTGCGGTAAGAGCCGTCCGGGTATTCCTGCCGGATAAATACAGGTTTACGTTCATTAAAGCGGTTTTCCAATATGTCAACCGCTTCGTCGTTCATTACGTACAGCCCTTCGTATGACATCGTCCAGTTGAGCATACCGGGGAGCTTATCCCCGTAGCTGCCGCTGTCTTTTGATGTCGCGTCGATGGACTCCGCTTTACGGGACAGCGGGTTGTTACGCTGCCCGCCAAGCAAAAGCCACGTCGGCGCTTTATCGAGAGCGATATAAATCAGTGTGTATTTACCCGCAACGGCCGTTGTATTTTCATCCATTACAGGAAGATTTTTAATCTTATCTTCAGTTAATGCCATGTGTGTTATTCCTCCTTAGCTCAATTCCTGCTGCAGTACCCACTCTACAGACAATACACCGTGATATGCGCTTGTTTTGTCTGCATACAACTCTTGATAGGCTTGATACTGCGCAATAGCCGCAGTACCGATTTGCGTATACCCCTCAAGCGTCAATGAGTACTTTGTGAGTAGATGTACTATATCATCCAATATTTCGTTTACTTCTTTCTTACCTTTGCTGCGCGTCCAGACGTGTACTTGCTGAAGATCACCGTGTGATATATCGTCGTTTTGTTCTCATTCACGGGCGAACCGTGGAACTCTCCGAGAACGACATACGGCATTTGTTCCGCACCTGTCGGCACCGTATCATATACCGGTGTTGTCTGTCCGTTCGATAAGAGCGTGTACACGTTCTGCTGCACCGCGTTAAATGGTATCCTACTTATCACGCGTGATAGCCTCCTTTATTGCAGATTCTATCGTAGGCCGAACGTAATCAATGGCCGGCCGCATAAACGGATGCGCTGCGCGCTGTGGGATAACGGCTTTCGCCATGAACCAGCCTTCGGCGCCCGGAGCTAACGCTTTTTTACGTGTCGGTAAGACAACAGCGCCGGCAGCCCCATACTCTATGAGATGCGCAATTTTGTTATTTGTGTACACCTTGGCCGCTGTCATCTTATCCGAGTTTAAAAACTCAAGATGTATTTGACTTGCAAGCTTGCCCGTATCTTTCGGCACAAGCTCAACCGCCCGCTGCTGTACTTCCGCAGCTTTCTCGCGCACAACGTCGCGGATACGATTACGCGTAAGCTCGTCAAACTTCGTCAAGTCTGCTGTCGCACGAAACGTAACATCATCCAGATTAGCCTTGATGTACATAAGCGCCACCCCTTATCCGTGATGCTCAACTGCCGTACACGTCAAAACGAGTACATCCCTGCGTTCGCTATACTCAATGTGTATGATGCGGTACATCGTGTGCCTGTATTCCACGCGCCAGTCAAGCGCGACGTCATCACGGTACCGGATCGTAACCCCTTGTGTGATACCGGCTACCGGGCCGCCGCCTGCCTGACCGTCCCAAAAACGAGGTTTCAAGACTTGCGCCCAGACAGTATCGACGTATTTCATTTGTTCATCATATCCGCCCTGCCCATCTGGTACGGTAATCGGGCTATACAACTCGACACGCGACCGGAACTCTGAAACCGTAGTCATGCTATCCACCTACTTTTTATGCGACTTGCTCGACTTCGGCTTTGCCTCGACAGGTTCAGGTTCGACTACTTCATCTTCTGGTTCTTCTGGTTCTTCTGTTTCGACATTTTCCGCTTTGCCGATTACTTCCACATATCCAAAGTCGATATGCGTCTGCAAATCTTCTTGCGTACCTTCCACGACGTCATCAATGCCGCGGAACTCGTTGTTGTATACGCAAGACTCAATTACCTTTGCCCTCATTACGTGCTCCTTTCCGCTTCAATCTGCAACAACTGTGCGGTTACGGTAAATGGCAGCTCTGCTGTGCTTCCAACAAGCCCCCGGTTATCGTACCAGTGCGCCACTATCATTTTAAGAGTCAAGACGTGGCGGGCGTCCGTATCCGTAAACGTAACGCCCGTACCTGTCTTGATAAACTCTTTCGCCGCGTCAATAAGGCTCTGAATGACGTCATCTTCATCGTAGCCGTCGACGCGCAAATACAGTTTTACGTCATTCAGTGTCATGTCGGGCTCTCCTTATGCGAGTTTCAACTCGCCGTATACAACGGCCTGATCGTCAAACTTCTGCACGTCAAAACGCGTAACCGCTTTGATGTCATAGCTGTCACGTTTCCATGCATTGCCGCCAACGCTGGTACCGACAAGAGACGTTGCTTGACGGTCAAAGAGGATAACCGCATCTTTGAAGCTGCCGATAAGTACAGGTGCTTTCTTGTCTGATGCCGCCACTGCCGTCGGCAGTACTTTGTTTGATACTACTGTTACGGGCTTACCGGACAGTAATTTCTGCGTCGGGTCCAAAGGGTTCGGCTGCAACAGATAATCGCCGTCCTTGTCTTTGAGCTTGTCGAGATAATTAAATCCGTCCTGATTGGTAAGCACGGACGCCAGCAGCGAAATGGCCGGGTCAAGAGTAACGTTAAGCACGTCTTTCACGGAATCAAGGTCAGCGAGCGGCGTTTTTGTGAGCGCCTTCAAAACCGTCAAGATCTGTGCGTTTTCCGTCACGACGGACTTCTTCGCAAGCCAGCGATATACGTAATTCAGCAGGTCCTGATCCGTATCAGCAAGCAGCTCTTCGGACATCGGCAAGATGCCGGCATACTTTTTGATGATGTATTTAACCAGCGTGAACTTCGGTGCGTCGGTTTCTGCGATATTCGCCATTTCGGCTACCGCGTCAAACGCCGTGATATCTGCTGCTTTCTCCATAACGCGGGTACCGGACATCGTATTGACGTTTTCAACACTGACGAGCGCAGACAACGGGTTGAGCGTACGCTTTAATTCGTTGATTTTCGTCTGCGCGTCAACGGGGACAATAAAACCGCCCTGTTCGTTCGTACCTTCGCGCAGATCGCCTGTGGCGTTCCGCACGAGCAGCCGTTTTGCCTCTTTACGCTCCGCTTCGTTCAAGGCGCTGGCGCGGTTGCGGAGAAGCTGTGCCAGTACGTGCGTTGTATCGACATCTTCCGGTGCAGAGCTTTGTGTGCCTTGTGCTGCCGGGGGCGGTGCAACAGACAAGTCCTGCACTTCCTGCAACAGGTCGAACTCCCGTTTCAATCCGCGCAGTTCGTCTGTCACCGCTTCTGCGTCATCAAGACGGTTTTCTTTCAGTAAATCCTGAATACGCGTTTGTTTTTCCGCCATCTTCTGGCGCAATTCTCTTTCTCTTTCTGTCATTGATTGATTCCTCCTTATTTCAATAACTCCAATTCAATGGCAAGCCGACGCTTGCGGTTTTCTAGCTCTTCCGCGCCTTCCGTCGCGGCGTCTGCGGTTTTCGCCGCCCGTACGGCAGCCGGCATGGCCTTGAAATTCATACTCTTGCTACAAGCGACCAGCCGCGCGTCTGACTCTTCAACGGTAATGTCGAACATCTCCGCAGCTTCTGCCGCTGTGTACCACGTTTCCGCTTCCACGGCGTCATGGATTGCTTTAGGCGTCACGCCCTCACGGGCTCGTTCCAGGTACGCCTGCTCGATACCTTCCTGTACCGTATCAAGCATTGTAGCCACCCGCAGCATGTCGTCGGCGTCCCCCAGTGCCATGGCGCTCGGCTTATGGATCATCAGGAATGTGTTGCTCGGCATCCGTCGTTCATCGCACGCCATGAAGATGACACTTGCAATAGACGCCGCCCACCCGTCCACGACGCCAACGGTATGCCCGTCGTGCCGTTTGATCATGTTCGCAATGGTAATGCCGGCCGGGACGCTACCACCGTCGCTGTTGATGTAAATCGTAAGGTCTTTACCCTTCAAGCTTTCAAGCTTCTCCCGTACATCAACCGGAAGCACGTACCCGGCGAAAGTCTCGCCGTCGTAATCCGACATCCACGCTTTCCAGTCGTCGTCAAGGACGTCACCGTGGATATACACATCTGCGGACTTTGCAGACTCGTTGCGAACATCAAAACACGTTAACTTCTTCTTCATTCTCCCCCCTCACCTCCTTTCGTGGGCTCCTGCTGCCCGATGTTATCCAGTGTCGTATAGTTGAGCGACACGAAGTGTTTATCACCACCGGGGCCGATACCGTCCATTTCTTCCATCTCACGGATCTCGTTGATAGTGTAAATGCCGTTGTTAATCATATCCCGGTAATACTGCGCCCGGGCCGCGCTGTCCCCGCGCAGCTCGGCAGCCGCGTTAAACTTGACATAAAAAGAAGCCCTCTCCGTTGCGGTAAAGAGCTTGTGGTTAATCTCCTGTTCCCATTGCGTGAATATCGGCAGTAACGTTGTCTTGATATAGTCAAGTCCCATCGCTTCGGCGTTCGCGTATGTCGCTCGGTCAAGCTGTGCAAGCTTATGCGGCGGTACGCGATACACTTTAGCGACTTCTGTTATACCGAATTTCTGTGTATCAAGGAATTGCGCCTGATCAAGCTGCATACCGAGCTGATGAAAGTCCAGCCCGACATCAAGAACGGCGATTTTTCCCGCATTATCACTGCCGCTATTCAACTTCTGCCACTCTTCCCGGACACGCTGCTTTGCCTCGCGGTTAAGCTTTGTCGCTGTTTTCAATACCCCACTTGATAGTGTGCCGTTGCGATAAAAGTCACTGATAAACGCCTTCGTTGCGTTTTGGCTGTCAAGCTCGTCAACGAGTGTCTTCCACGGCGCTACCCCGATAATACCGTCCCTTGTGAACGCTTTGAAATGCAGCACGTCTTCCGGAGCGAGGTCGTACATCTTACCTTGAGCGTTCTGTGTCTTATACCGCAGTTGCCCAGTTGACGTGTCCAGCTGTACCGTCGTTCGTACAGGGTCGAGTGGCCAGAGTGCCGCAGGGTATCCATCGGCGGCCCATTCAATATACGCAATCCCGTTGCCGTATATACCGATATGGCCCTGTATGGTCTGCTTGAACACAAATGCTGACATAAACGGGTTCGGCCGCTCATACAAGAGCCGGGCAACGGGATGCTGCATGCCGATGTTTTTCTTCTGCTTGTTAAACGTATGTATCGGCTGGGTACCGATATCATCAGCGAGTATGGAAACGCAGGCAGCTACGTTCGAATTTTTCGCCGCCTTCTCCGGGGTAATTGTTTCACCGCCGCCCAGCGCGTCGATTAACCACTGCGCCGGGTTAACCAGTGTCCCACTGTCGCCGCCCGTGAACAGTTGCCCTCCGCCGCCGCAATTGCGGATCCAGTTACGAACGAACATACTCATCTGCTCCTTTACTCTTGCCGTTGGACAGTGTGTAGCTTATAAGATACGCCCCTGATAAGCACTCAACGGCCGCCGTATATAAAGCAGACCATACAGGGCTCACATACGAGCCCGCAATAACCAGCAGCACGAATCCGGCAATCAGTAATATGTCATCGATATACCCTTTGATTATTTTCATAACTCCTCCTTATAGGCTAAACTCGTCAGACAGCACGTAATCGCTCAAATCTTCTTCGGCCATAACGTGTGCCCGGCTGAACGCGTTGATGACCGCCGCTATCGGGTCGATACGGTTCGTCGATTTCTCTTTATCCAGCATGATATTCTCGTTATGGTCACGCTTCGTTACCGCGTTACTGATAGCCCAATCCAACAGGGGGTTCGCCTCATGCAGAATGTTATCCCGGTACGCTTCCTCCCGGAATGCTTTTGTCGGTTCAGATAACGTCCGCATGCCCTGCCTGACCTCAACGGTCATAATGCCTTGCGCATCAAGCTCCTGCGCAAAGTGCGTCGCGTTATACGGATCGTAGCAGACCTCCCGGAGGTTCAACGCCGAGAGTGTCTACTTGTTCTTGAATCCATGTGTTGATAAACCGATAGTCGACAACATCCCCGGACGTTATTGTGAGATACCCGGCCCGCGCCCACGCCCGATACGGTATCTTGTCGGTCTTCTCGTGCACCGCGACTGTTTCTTCGGGGATAAACCCATGCGCCCGTACGAGGTATTTCGTCGTGCCGTCGTCATCAAGCGGCATGACAAGCGCTGCCGCCGTAAGGTCAATACGTCTCGACAAGTCTACGCCGACGTACGCGTCGTACCCGTATGGATCGACGGGCAACTCTGTTATAGCGCCTCGTTCTTTCCATTTCGCCATGTCCATATATGACATCGCCGACTGGTTTACCCAAAGATCCATATTTTTCGTGAGAAAAGATTCCATTTTTTCAGGGCTCTCAAGCGCTGAGTCTAGTTTACTCCGGATGTTAGCGAGTCCCTCCGGGTATGCTGCCGCTATCGGATTTGCTTTTATCCAGCAGTCCTCATTTTTGACATCATCGATAAGGTTGCCCTCGTCGTCACGGTCAAGTTCGTTGACCATACAAAAATAATCGACAACGTCAAAATCAATAGCCGGGTTGAGTATCTTTTCAACGAGCGGATACTCAACGCGATAACACGGCCCCCCGAAATTATTCCCGGCCGTCGTAATGATAAACAATAGCGGCTGTTTACGTGCGACCATACCCGTGTTGATGACTTCCAAAATCTCGTCAGTCGGGTGCGCGTGGTACTCATCAATAAGCCCACATTGCGGGTTCAGACCGTCGCCCGTCTTGCCGTCGTCTTTCGATAAGGCCCGAAGCAGGGAATCACTCTTCTTATGCCGAATGACTCCGTACGACTCGTGCCACTTGTCTTTGAGTAACGGGCAGCGCTTCAACATCGCAATGACCTCGTTGTATATGATCTTCGCCTGCATCGACTTCGTTGCCCCGATGTATACTTCACTCATCGGTTCGCCGAGTGCCATCATTTCGTAATCGCCGACAATAGCCAGCGATTGAGACTTCGCATTTTTACGCGCTACCTGCCAATAGGCTTTGCGGAAGCGCCGCAGCCCTGTATCTTTGTGTACCCAGCCGTACACGTTGCCGAAGATAAACCGCTGTATCGGAACAAATTCAATCGGCTCCCCGGCAAGCACGCCTTTTGTGTGCTTGTGCAGCTGTGCCCACGTAAAGAACCGCTGCGCTTTTTCCTCGTCGAATACGTACGGGAACGACTCCGTACCGGCGCGCTTTACATCACGTAGAAAACGGATACACGCCCATCGGTGTTTGCGGCACACGTGCGCCGTGTCGTCTATGCACTTGTTGCTATACTGAATGAGTTCTTCAAGTAGTGTCATATGTTGCCAAATCCTTTATCCTTAAGAGGATCGTCTTGCTTTACTTCCTTTTTTGGAACATTCCGAATCTTCGCCAACGGATTTAAAAATAACCTGTCCTCCATTTGTACCAGTGTTGTCATCTTGGCGTTTAACGCCTTATCGACGGCGAGCACTCCCGAGAGCGAAAACACGTATTCAATCTTCTCGAACATTTTGGCGGCTGTCTTCACGGGATACTTTGCCGCAAGAACCTCCAACATGTCTGTATCTTCGCCGTTCTCGGTATCAACTCGAATCGTAGCGCAGACCTTCCGATGCTCCGTCAGATTGATATATTCGGAAAACGCCATGCAGTACCGAGCCATTAGCCCGACATCTGCGGAGCTTACGAAGTCGATGTCCTTATAGAGCTTAGCGATTTCTTTCCACTTCTTATATGCGTTTTTGTCGTGCCGAACATACGGCGGACATACAAGCTTATGTTCACCGAGCTGTACTTCGGACTTTTTCCGTTGCTCAATTTCGACCTTCGTCAAGTGCCGCTTGTTACCATTGAGCAAATGAAGTTCAATCGGTTTCGCCGGCCGTCCTGCCATAGCGTATTCCTCCTTTCTTTAAAACTGGCTCATTTCACGAACTTTTTACGAAGAAGAGACCGCCACGGTCTGGGCTTCGTGCCTCAGAACTTTTTTCACCGGGAGGCCTCTTCTCATTCTCAATTAAAATTATATTTTCTCAATTACGAGAACGGTTGCCGAAGCCGCCGTCCTCTCGTGCTGTCTTACGATTGTGGCACACATGATTCATAGCTTGCCAATTCTTCGTATCCCAGAACAGCTTCTGATTCCCTCTATGCGGAATGATGTGGTCCACCACGTCCGCAGGTAACGGCTGTCCTGATGCCTTGCACCGCTCACACTCACACGTTGGGTGCTCAGCTAGAAAGGCAAGTCGGGCTTTCGCCCACTTTGACCCGTATCCTCGTTTAGCCGCGCTCTCTCTTCGGTCATCGTACGAAGTCTTACGGTGTTTCTCGCAATATCGTTCTCTCGTAAGCTCCTGACAACCGGGATAGAAGCACACGTGCATACTCTTACGGGGCATCGTATCACCTCCTTTGTGCGCCGTACCGAGACTTATTCATGACGCTTTTGGCTACAACGAAGGACTTACAGCCACCGATCCCGCCGATAGTAATTCCGTTAGCAGAGCATACACCTTTGTGATTATTGAGGCAGGACTGCCGGTAGCACTTTACCTTCGTTAAATTCATCATGATGTCATCCTCTTACGGCGCACGTAAAAAGGACGCCCCATTAGGACGTCCTTAAAAAATCACTTTTGTGATATTTATCCTTGGCAGCCACCATTACCAAGGTTTGTGATAGCCATTCTACCCTATATTATAAAAAGACAATAGCGAAGAATTGCCATAATATCAGAATCAGATAGCGAGCCCATCCGGCTAACAAAATCCGACTCTCGCAACTCTAATTTTTTAGACAATCTAACAACAGATGGTGTTTTTAATCCAGCCGCTTTCCATTGAACTATTTCGTATTCACCCAAATAGCGTTTCCTAGCTGAATGTGACGTTATCTTAAAAGATAATATGTAAGAAATTCTTTGGTCTACAACTAGAACTGGCCTGCATTCAACTTGTTCGCAATCTTCAAACTTTACATTTGCCCACCAAATCTCCCAATTATTCATCGTCATTCCACTCGGCAGGCAGTACTAAATATCCTTCATCGTCCCGTCGCCCTACGGTTTCGATTTTATTAATTACTTCTGAGAATGTGGGGATCGGATTTTGTTGAGAAAAATAACTATATATAGAGTCTATATCTATTTTCACATGCTTTCGGTCGGGGTCGTAAACTTGTTGCCACGGCGACCCCTTCTGATGTGACATTTCAACTAATGCCGACGAAGATATTTGCCCGTAATAACTAGCAACGTCAAACAATAGTTCTCTCTCTTCTTCACTAAATGCACCTTTGCTATACGGAATGCTTTCTTGAATAGGGTTTTTCTCTAATGACTTATATTGTTCATATACAGAGGGAACAACGGGCCCATATTTCCAAGCCTCAATATCATCAGTGAACAGCGGATGGCCTAATTTCTTCAAACATTCTCCCTGCGCAAAATAAAGAAGTTTATTCACGCGCAGATTCGTCATCAAATCATCTGTGGGCAATGCATTTACGATATTAATAAAAAAACGCGCAACATCAATTGCTTTAGCCATCTTAAACACCTCCTTATATAATGCATTATACACTATTCGCATTAGAAAAATATAGTAACCCGTGCAAGACAAAACAAGACGCCCAATAACTGAGCATCTTGTTTTGCGTCATGAAATATATTATTAGGAGGTGTTCACACTATTACTATACCAGCATTTTCCGCACCATATCGGCACAAAAACGCACCATTTGTGACTGTTACGAATTTTTCAACTCATCAAAGAATACGAAATGCGTCTGTACGGGTATCGCCGCGGGTCCGAACATCATCGCCGCTATCTGCTCCAGTACCTTTCCAGAACGCTTACGCACGGCTGTTTCGCTCATGTGCAGCGTGTCGGCTATGCGCAGCCACGACGCTCCGTTGATAAAGCGTTCCTCAGCTATTATACGATCCGAATAACTGAGGGCTTCAATTGACCTGTCTAGTCGACGCATTAACGGCTCAATTTTCTCCAAATCCGACTGAAGTTTTTTTCTTCGACTCTCGAGATTTTCCTTCTCATATACGGCTCGCTCTTCCGGGCTTATCATAATCCCGTTACCGCCAGGTGTGTGTGACAACGTCGGCACTTTCGGAGCGGCACACAGTGCTTGCGTGGCGTTTAAGTCTTCCAAGTCGGCCTTGATATTCTTTATGTACGTATTAAATTCGTGGTATCGATGCAAGTATTCCCGCACCGCATTTATATAATCGTTATGAAACACTGTGTGCGTCCTCCTTCTTACTGTTTACGTCGTTCGGGTATCATTCTTTTACCTTGTCGTAAAATTCTTCTATTATGTGATTTTTTCATCGCCCATTACACCGAAAATGTTGATAAGCTCCGGATTTTCTTTCGGTATGCCCTTGCCACTTAACCAGAATTCCATTTGCTCGTTGACGGTGCTGAATAACAACTTCTTCCCTTCTTTTTCTCGTCTTTTTATCGCCAATTCTGCACCGGCTCGCCACTGATTTTTATAGATATTTGGCCATCGCTTAATATCTTGACGCTTCTTTTGTTCACTGGCAAACGGGCAACATACGCACCCAATACGGCGAAAACCTTCGTCGTATAAGCTGCAATACGGAACCTTGTAGGTCTTGATATACTCCCACACCTCGTCATCGCTCCATTCGATAATCGGATGGATAAATCTCTTACCGTTCGGCTGTCGGCACGGCTCTATCAGTTTTCGATTGCTTCTACGTGTAGATTCTGCGTGTCGGATTCCGGTTACAACAAATCGTCCTATGCCGCCCCGTTCCTTATACTCGGCACAACAGTATCTGGCTAGTCTTGTAGGCAAAATTCCTTTCTGTTCAATCAATTTTTTCATGCTCATTTCGGGCTTCTCCATCGCAACTTCCGGATACTGCTGTCTGACGAATCTGATAACTTCCGGAGGGTCGACTGTCGTTATGTTAAGATGTGCATCGAACTTTACGCCGGCTCGTTTTATAAGGTCTAGAATGACGCAACTGTCTTTACCGCCTGAAAACGCTACATAATACCCTTCCGGTGGTTCATGAAGTTTGATTCGTCGAATGGCTAAATCTACTTTATTAACTAGCCCAAAAATGGTTTGTTCTTTTAACATCATGCTTCCCTTCTGGTAATAATTTGTTAACGCCATAGCGGCCGCAAATCGTCGATTACGACCTCGATTCTCGGCCGTTCGCTATAGAATTTTCGTGCGAATATCTCGCATACAACGCTATCATCTTTCAGCACCGTACCGTTGAGTGCGTCCAGCACGCCCTTCACGTAATTGTCTGTATCCGGCTTCGTTGTCGGCCGTATCTTACCGTCCTATAGCCTCTTGGCGCTTTTTCTTACTGAAGCTGTTCGGAATGGCTCGGTACACGTTCAGGCGCAATCGGCAGTCACGGTCAATCGGGGCGAAGTCAGGACTAGACAATAACGGCTGCAACTCTAGTCGTATGAGTGCCTTGTACGCCTTGGACTTAATCGGATCATACGCTTTGACGAATCCACCTTGCCGTGAGAACCTCGGCCGTCCTTGCGCTACCGGATTACCGTATACAGTCAGTGCGATATACCTCGTATGCTCTTCCTCCACGTAGTTTATCGGCATTGTTTTACACCTCACTTTTGATACACAACTCGATCGACGATATCTCCATGTCGAGTCATATATAGCTTCACGAAAGACCCCGCCTCATCAATCCGGATACCCGACTCACTATAATACGCAAGCAGGCAGTAATTACGACGGATAAGATCATCCGTGATTGTCCGGGAAAAGACGTGTTGCGAATGTACGCACCGTGTCCGATATGGGGCATACCCATTCCCCTTTTTTGACTTTTCTCATCGCTTCGCGGATAGGTACCATATCTATCTTCCCCCGCGGGGCGGGTTTCATGATACTCGCAGACTGCGCTTCTCTGCGTTTGGCATTCAGCAGGTTATCCAATGACTCTTTTATCGTAGCAATCGACGGAAACCATTTCTCGGTCTGGATAACGCTTTCGACGGCATCGGCCACATCCTGCTCATCATACTTGGAAAATGTTTTCTCAAACATCGTCCAGAATATGTCCAAGTTCCTTTCTTCCATCCGCTGGTTCGGATATGACAGTTTCAGCACGTCTTTGAGAAAGCTCATGCTCCCGTCTGTTAACATGTGCAGTTGCCCCTTTCTGCTTTTGTTTTGCTTTATACGCCTTTCGCCGTTCAAGAAAGGCAAGATACTCTTCCGACTTCTCAGTCGCTTCCGGCTTCTTCTTACCGTTTCTGTTACTGCCCTCGTCGTAGCCATTGGATTCCCACCGACTAAGGATACCCGTGATATACGCTAAGCTTCGCTTATTACGCATGACGGCTCTCTCTATAGCCTTCTGCACGAAAGCTTCGCCGTGTGCTTCAACCAAGGAAATGAGCTTATCTCGCTCTATTGCAGAGCTTATCGGGTGAATATTGTCCCCGTAGAGTTTTACAACCTTCGACGCCGACGACGGAAAGGAATTATTTTTTCTTTCTTCTTCTTTACTTTCCTTTACTTTACTTTGTTGATTATGGTATACATTTACGGGGTTATTGTTTACATTAATCGAGTTATTGTTAACATTAACTAAGTTTGTGTACTCATTAACGTCGATTAGAAGAAGAGTATCGTCGTAAAAAACTGACTTACGACGTTCCGTAATTTCAAAGAATCGTCTTTGAATTCCGGCTGATGTGAGGATACTTTTTTCCTCGTAAAGTTTCTTGTCGAAAAACCCGACTTGAACTGCCTTGTTAATGAATTCCTGTGCTCTGCGCCCTCACTGATACCAACTTCGTCAGAAATCAGAAAAGTCATATCGCTATCCCACCTAAGATAATACCCATCGCCTCGATAAATATTAACCAGCAGGCCGATTAGCATAGGAATCGCGCTCGAGCCACATGCTCGGATAAGTCTGCGGACCTTTATGTCCTGTAAAAAGTCCGTGTCGAGAGGGAAGTAATCAAGTCCTTGTTTTAATGGTCTAGCCATGTCGTTACCTCCGTAGGTCAAGAGGACCGGTGTACTCACAGTCCCCTTGCCGCTCTCTATCGTTTACATTGACGCTGCCAGTATGGCGTCGTCTTCTTTTTCTTGATCTGTGCGTGTATCCATGACTTCGCCCGTCGTCGGATCTACATTATCAGGTACGCTATCGGACGTTACATCAATGTAGTCCGTCTCATCGGGAACATCGGCCATATTGGCCGTAATGTCTTTCTTGATTGTGCCGTCGGCATTCATTTCTCGGACGAATTCTGTCTTGAGCGGTGCATATTTTAAGCACCTCTTCAGAACCGTCTTCTTGGCCATCTCGTCGAAATTCTTCGACCACGGGCTGTAGCTACTGCTATACGCCTGGCTGTACTTCTTGGCGTGCTCCTTAATGTCTTCCGTACTCATGACCTCAAACCCGTAGCCGCCGTCTTTGGTATGGAACACGGCATAGTAGGCGATTACGCTACCCCTGTTGCTCGGTGCCGGTACGTGCCGGAGCTTCGGCTCAAGGCCAAGCTCATACTCGAACTCGTCATTCTCGTATACCTCGTGGGCTTGAATATCCCGGACTTCACCGCTTCGGTATGCCAAGTCAATGAGACCCTTATATCCAAGCTGAAATTGGCACTCCAACGTGCCTTTGTTCTTGTACGGGATGAGGTATGCCTGACCGAGCGGCGTGTTCGGCTCTACGCCAAGTTGTGCCGCCTGCATCATCGCCCCCAGGAATGATTTCGGTGTGCATTGCTGCAGCTGCGGATTGCTGCTCATGGCCGTCAGCACCATACGGGTGAACCTCTCACCCGTGATGACCGTCGGTAGTGCTTTTTGAATCTGATCGCCCATGCTGAAGACTAAATCCTTCATGCTCCTCACGCCGTCGGGCTTGTTACTTTTAGCAGCCATGAGGCCGCCTTTCGTTGTTGCCATTGTGATACCTCCTTATATTTTGAAGACTCTTATCGGATTACCCGTCTTGCTGTACTTCTCGTAGATGTCTGGTAATTCGGCTTTAAGCTTCTTACTGTCAACAGTCGTTCTGCCGGCTTGCGTTTTCCATGTAATCTTACGCTCTCCGATATAGCCTATTTCGCAATTTCCGAGCATTTCACAAAGCTCGTTCTGTGCCTTCTTGATACCTTCTTTGACATTCTTTTCGGTCTCTTTTAATTCATCCAGTCGGGTTACGATACCAGCTGCTGCTTCAGGTAAAGCAATCGCTTCCATGTCACCACCGGGAAATCGTTCCCGAAGTGCGGCGGTGCAGCTGTCGGATCCATCAACATCAGGCATTTCACCACCCTTTACGTTCTTTTCCCAAAATGCTTTTTCTGTCGCATACAGGGCCGCTATATCTTCCTCATTTCTAGGTATTTCCTTGTATACGAAATGATTCCCGCCGATGAGTACGGCGATGTACCAGATATCGCAACCGGTAACCATCATATAGTGCTGGCACTGGAGATAGTAGCTGTCCGGGACCGCATCACCGTCCCACTGTTTTGCCGAGAAGCCGTTTGCCGTCTTGCATTCAAGTCCTGCATTTTCGCCGACAACCATTCTGTCGATGTTAGCCAACAGCCATTCATCGGATGTTGACTGTACCATTCCTTGCCGTCGTACCTTTTTCCCTGTGAGCTCGCAGAAGCGATCGGCTACCGCTTGTTCTAAAACCGTGCCCCAATAGACATACTCGTTATCACTGAGATCCTCGGGTTCAGCCTGGCCTGTCTTTTCAAGCCAAAGTTGGAAAGGACTCTTCCCAGCGGTTCAGCCCGGCAATGACAGCAGCGTCACTGCCGCCTATACCGAGATTACGAAGTTGTTCCCACTTCTTACGGTCTTGCATCTGCTCAACCGTCATAATCAGTTTTGCATTCATTGTGTTTTTGCTCCGTTTCTGCTACAATGTAGCTATGAATATTTTGTGAGAGCGGCAACTTCCGGGCCTACGGAAAGCCGCTCTTTTTCATGTCAAAGCGATAATCATCGCTGCCAGCGTGAGGTAGGCCGCTATCGCTCCAACTATCACCTCAGGCCAGTCGATATCGGCCGACTCGCCGTAGTCTGTCGCATATGTATATGCGATTCTGCGGTCAAGCTCCCGTTCCCGCTGGATTGCTTCGTGGCGGCTGTTAACCCACGGCGGCGGGACCGGTAAGTGGATCACACTACGTTTCATGGTCTAGCGCTCCTCTCTTATTTCAATCCAAATCCATGCCAGTAAAATGACTGACACTATAATACTGACTACTACTGTCATTGTTTCCATTTATCTATGCTCCTCTCCGAGCCGTAACTCGGCTCTCTTTTTTAACCAGTCATTAAAGGCTTCCACGTGGATCAGCCGCTTCCCGCCTCTCTGCCCAACTTTAAAGCAAGGGAAGTCGATATCCTTCGCCCATTTCTGTATCTGTTCGTACGATACGGAGGCAGCCTCAGCGGCTTCTTCTACTGTCATACATAGCTTCATAGCAAGTCCTCCTTTCTTTAATTGTTCTTTTCCTCTCCTCGTGATATGCTTTAATAAACATTTTTAAGGAGGGGTAAACTATGAATGAATTAACGATTACGCAGTTACAAAAGTTAGGTTACGTGTTGCCGTATTTTCAGTTGCCGGGTAAACGCCTGCAACCAGTTGTAATGCAAGAGGGCCGCCTTTTAACCGGATCGTTTTACGATAAGAACATAGCTCCTTGCGGCGCGATTGTCGGCTCCGCCAGCGATGTTTTGGAGTTTGTGTGCAGACAAATATCTCCTTATGATCCTTTTGGTGTAGATGTTGCAAATCGCGTTCCCGAGATTTTCGTTGTACTTAATTCAGATGCATTTGTTAAAAAGTTGGACGAATCAATTCATTGTAGGCCCGGGGTTTTACCACCGCTGTTGTATGGCGCTAAGTTTTTAGAATCAGGCGTTACTCTTCCTTTCTACGGCTTTTCTGCAGAGGAAACCTTGCCCCTTGTCAGTCTTCTTCTGGAAGCTGAATAAAGTTTGATTCTTTTTTTAACCGGATATACGCGAGTTCAAGGGCGATGTACGCTTCGGCGTATGTTAGCCCTTTTTCTTTTTTCAGCATGCATACAAGTTGTTTTGCTAAATTTCGAGGGCGGGCAAAGTTTTGCAATACGCTAAAGTCTTTAATAAACTCCTTTAGTATGCTTCTGTGGCTGTCAATCAGGCTCAGTACCTGTTCTCTTTCGTCTTTCTCCATGGTGTTGTTTGCCTCCTTTTCTTTCATATTACAGTTAAACTGTAATCAAGGATCAGAAAAAATAATCTTACGGTACGGAATAACATACAGCGCTTCAATACGCTTGATTACAGGTACAGTGGGGTAAGTCTCCCCTCTCTCATATTTAAGCAATGTCGTTTCCGATATTTTGAGACGCTTTGCGGCTTCTTTTTGAGTAAATCCGGCATTTATGCGAGCCGCTTTTAATGATATTCCGTCAGTTATAAAATCTTGTTGCCTCATCGGGTTTTCCTCCTTTCGAGGTTAGTATATTACATTTAAACTGTAATGTCAACATGTAAACTGTAGAAATGTTAAAAAAAATTTGCGTTTTCTATAGTTTAACTGTATAATAATGGCGAAAGGAGGTATTCCAATGAGCGATCTCGGCAATCGGGAAGTGTTTTCCCGCAATTTAAAATACTATATGAAGTTATATGACAAGTCGCGTCGGGAAGTAGCTACTGATTTGAATATTTCATACACTACTTTTACAAGCTGGTTAAAAGGTACAAACTATCCCCGAATCGATAAAATAGAGAAACTTGCTAATTATTTCCGTATCAATAAGGCAGATTTAATTGAAGATAAATATAAGGATTCCTCCGACGGTTATTACGCCGACCCGGAAGTAGCCGAACTTGCCGAAGAGCTCCGGATGAACCCTGAATATCGTATACTCTTTGACGCTAGCAAGAACTTAACGAAAGATGACGTGAATACTGTTTTAAAGATTATAGAAGGCCTAAAAGCCCGCGAGGGAAAATAATTATGGCAAGACAAATTGCGGTCATTACAAAGAAAGTCATTACGCTACTTTCTCTATCTTGCCCTATTAATACGCCCATATACATCGGACCATCAAATGAAGCTCATATGAAATCAAGCTATCCGAGAGATTTTGCTAATTATTATCCACATATAGGCCTTATTTTATCTCAGCCGGACTATGTCGGCGTTAATCACAAGGATGCGTCTATTGAGTACGTCCGCGAATTTAAAGCAAATAATGACTATGTAAAAGTAGCAGTAAGAATTGCTGCTAACAATTATTTCGCACGATCGTTATATGTGCTGAACCCTAATCGAGTTGCGAATTTTATTAATAAAGGAACTCTTAAAAAATTTGACGAATAAGTAAAAGTATTTTATACTGTAGTCAAGAAATACTTGAGAATCTGAGGACGGAACGGGCAGCCGTCGCCAGAAGGTCATCGACCTGAATAGGAGATGCGGGAATGTCACCCCGCCAATTCTCAAACCTCGAGAGGGCTACAGTAATATGTAGCCCTCTTTCTTTTGCGCACATAAGGATTTGAAATGAATATCACTTTGGTTTATCAGAAATTACCGCTACACGTAAAAACGTTGGTAACGGAAAATCAAGACGGCAGTTACACTATCTTGATTAATAGCCAATTTAACTGGGAACAGCAAAAAGACGCGGTTTTACATGATTTAACGCACATAGCTCGGAACGATTTCACTCGCGACGAACACGCGGATATCATAGAGAAACTTGTTCATTCCCTGCCGAACGGTATCGTAAACGAAGATATGGAATTTTATTGTCGAATGGCCTGAATTAATCAGAAAGGAAGCGATTCAATTGATTAAACAGAGTTTTTTAACCGCAATTATGTTCCTTGGAATTTCTGCCGGCGTATCTGCCGCCGATTTCCAAAATATCACGCCCGAAACGTATCCTGTGTATTGGCAACAGGGCGAACAGTTCAAGTCAAACGGTAATCAAGAAAAGCCGGATTTGTTCGGGCGGCAGTGGCGAAAAGCTACAACGAATTGCATTTCTATTGTTACGCCTCGTATGATGGTCAGTTATTTAGCCTTTTCCCATCAAAAACGATTGCTTGAGCTTCCCGCAGACCTTGAGCAGATTTTTGAAAAATACAATAATTTAATATATGTAACAACATGGACGCCGTTCATGCGCGACGGAGGTCTCTTCGGGTCCGGCGGAGCAATCGCCCCGCAGATACAGACGCAACGGCTTGTGATTGATAAAGACGGCGTATTAATTCGCCCAACAGAAATGCCCCTAGAATTATATGAATTAATGCCGCACAGCTTCGGATTGAAGTATTATGCGTTTCCTCGTGAAGTAATATTGAATACCCCTTATACCATCCGATACATAACCGGTTACGGCGATATACTGGATATGGAAGTCACTGCGGAAAAGGTCGATAGCCTGATTGACGACGAACTGCACTTCTACAACGCGCAATAACCCGAAACCTCTTCAGTTATTGCGAATTATGCAACAACTGTCGCTGACGGAAAAATATAAAAAGGATGGTGGATAAATGTCAAGCGATAAATTCCTAACAGCTAAAGAACAAGTAAAGCACAGTGAGGGCAAGGGTGTTCAGTTTAACGACTTTAGTAAAACAAAAGCAGCGCGATATTTAGAAGATAATAACAATTACTTTAAACTCCGCGCTTTTAGAAAGAACTACACAAAAGGTGAGGACGGTAAGTATCTGCATCTTGATTTTGCGGATCTAGTCGATTTAGCCATTATTGACAACCGATTACGTGTAATTCTTTTGGAGATGGCTATTAGTATTGAACACTTCTCAAAAGTACATTTATTGAAAGTTTTGCAAGAAACCGAAACAAGCGGGATCCAGGTTGTTATGGAATACGTAGATCAACTGGACTCAACGCCCAAGGACATATTAAAGGGAGAGCTCGAAAAAAATAAAAACAGTTTATATTGTGGTAACCTCTGCAATAAATATATTAAAAGTGAACTGTACTGCCCTGTTTGGGTGTTTGTCGAAATGGTATCTTTTGGACAATATTTGCACTTTTACGAATTCTGTGCTAATCGAAGTCAGGGTAAAAACCAAAAAGAGTTGTTGAGACGACTTTATTTAATGCGTGTAGTGAAAGACTTACGCAATGCTTGCGCACATAACAATTGCATAATAAATGATTTGCGCGCACCACTAAATAAGTCCCCAAACCAAGAAATTCAACAAGTAGTCGCTAAACTAGGAGCCTCAAAGGAAGTTCGTGAACGACACTTAAAGCGAGTAGCACTATACCAAATAATTACAACGTTATACACTCATAAAGAAATAGTCATAAGTCCTGGGGTGCATAAGAATATTGCTTTAAAACTCCGCGATTTAAACGATAGATTTTATCGAGATAGGGATTATTCTAAAAACGATATTATTAAAAGTTCTTTTAACTTATTATCGAAGACATTTGACAAATGGTTTAATATAAGTTAAGATACTGCTACAGAGCAAAAAGAGTTCGACTCTTTTTACAGGAGCGGTATCGAAAGGTATCGCTCCTATTTTTATGCCTAGGAGTTGCCTAATCGGTGGCTCTTTTTTGTTACAAATACTAGATGATTAGCTGTTTAACAACAAAAAATGCCCGCATTCTGCTACCAACAGAATACGGGCGTGCCGGGTACTGCCAATACCACGGCAATATAATCCACCGACTAAGGCTGATTACGCTATAAGTATATCATAATCAGCCCTTTTTATAACAGAAAGGAGCTGTATTTTTTATGGCTAAAATCAAAAAGCGATCCGACGGTCGATACACCGTAACAACTACTGTCAACGGAAAGCGTAAGTACTTTTACGGACGCACAAGAGTCGAAGCCCAAGATAAATGTGATGCGTATTTATTCCAAGCCAAAAAAGCCACTCATTTTGACGATACGCTGCTGTTCCGTGATTGGGTAGATATATGGGTATCACTCAAAGAAAAGTCGGTTACGGCCAATACCATGCAATCGTACATGGGCATAATCAACCGATATATACTTCCCGTTCTCGGCGCTATGCGACTGGTCGATATAAATTACATCGTACTACGTAATCTAATCGATGGAATGGAGCTGTCCCCTCGGACCGTTGCCTACACGCACACTTTACTAAAATCAATCTTGCACCAAGCAGTAATTGACGAAATCTTATATCGCAATCCTATGGATAAGGTGACCAGACCGAAGCGACACAAAACCCGAGAAATGGTAACACTCACTAAAGAGCAGGTAAAAGAGTATTTATCGGTTATTACCAATAAAGAACTTCACGCTATTTTTAAGCTTGCGTTTACTTCCGGCCTAAGACGCTCCGAATTACTCGGCCTTCGTTGGCAAGATATTAACTTTAAAGCCGGTACACTTACAGTCAATCAAACGGCAATTAAAATCGACGGCCATAGCGAAATATCTCCGACGACCAAAACCAAATCATCAAGGCGAACTATTACATTAGACGGTGAAACACTGTCCGTTTTGAAGGCACATAAGAAGGTTGTTGACGTTAGGCGATTTCAAACCTTCGGATGGATTAACAACGATCTTGTTTTCCCCGGCCGCAACGGCAACCCTCGCAATCCCGACGAACTGACGAAAGTGTCACGAGACTATGCCCGTAAAATCGGAGTCGAAGGCTTTTCCATGCACGGGACTCGGCATACCCACGCTACGTTACTTATTGAAGCCGGCGTAAACTTTAAGGTTATTCAAATGCGCCTTGGCCATTCGTCATTTAAGGAAACGATGGATACCTATAGCCATGTCACACCTGCTATGGAAACGGATGTTATTACAAAAATACAGAATATATTTTAG